TTGCTGAAGGCTGCGCTCCGTCTGGGATCAACAATGCTATTCGGACGCTGATGTCAGACCTGAAGGAATGGCAGTCTGGCGCTCAGGACATCTACATTGCTCCAGCAGGAACGGCTGCTGCGCCATCTTGGACGTTCAACGGTGATACAGACACTGGTTTGTATCGAGTCACTGCAAACGAGTTGGGTGTTGCTGCTGGTGGATCTGCTGTCGGTCGGTTTACCAGTGCTGGATTTGTTGGCAATGTCACTGGCAACGCTACAAACGTCACCGGCACTGTTGCTGTTGCCAATGGTGGAACCGGGGTAACGACTCTGGCATCCGGTCAGTTCTTGAAGGGTGCGGGGACTTCTGCTGTCACCACCTCTGCAACTGTTGCACTTGGTTCTGAGGTTGCTGGAACGCTGCCTATTGCCAATGGTGGGACTGGTCAGACGACTGCACTGGCTGCGTTTGATGCGTTGAAGCAGTCTGCATCGACAACCTATGTCGGCGCTGTAGAGCTTGCCACCAGTGCAGAAGTTCAGACGGGAACGGATACGACTAGGGCAATCACTCCGGATGCTCTGCGGCAAGGAGCGTTGGTTCGTGCTACCGCACAGGCAACCACTAGCGGAACATTCATTGACTTCACTGGCATTCCGTCTTGGGTGAAGCGTATTACCATCATGTTTGCTGGTGTCAGCACTAATGGCACTGATTCATTTCTTGTGCAGGTTGGCACTAGTTCTGGCGTAACAACGACTGGTTATGTTTCAACTGGTGTCGGAAGCAACGGTTCTGGTGGTGGAACTTTGTCATCTACTAGCGGTTTTGCTGTGCGGCTTATTGGTGCATCTGGCGCTCTGAGTGGTCATATGCTGTTGACCAATATCAGTTCAAACTCATGGGTTTCATCTCACACTGCCAAGACAGATAACACTGGTGTCGTTGATTTTGGTGCTGGTGATGTGTCTTTGTCTGGGACTCTTGATCGTGTTCGCATCACAACTGTAAGCGGAACTGATGCGTTTGATGCTGGTTCAGTTAACATCATCTACGAGTGATTGTCATGAGCGAAGTAGAACAACTCCGCGCTCACGTTGAGAAACTTGAGCAGAAGGTTGACAGTCTCAACGACAGTATCAAAGACCTAGCAGAAGCCTGGAGAACCGCTCAGACGCTTGTAGCGTTTATGAAGTGGCTTGCAGGTATCGGCGCTGCTCTGCTGGTTATGAAAACAGCCTGGGACAATTGGGTTAGGTAATGCTTGATCCAGTCACCCTGCTGGCCACAGCAACTGCGGTTTTCAACGGTCTTAAAAAAGCAGTTGAGATTGGCAGGGAAGCTGAAGATGTATTTGGTCAGCTAGGCAAGTGGGCGGGTGCTGTTGCTGATCTGCAGGAATGGATCCGCACCGAGGAAGAGAACGCTAACAAGCCTCCTCCGATCTTCAAGAAACTGGTGTGGAAGAAATCAGCGACTGCTGAAGCATTCGACACCTATGCTGCTAAGATCAAGATCCAGCAGATGGAGGAAGAGATCCGGCATATGTTCACGCTGGGTGAACTGTGGTGGCTCGGCAAGGAAGGTTATAACGAGTTCATCATGATGCGCCGAGGCATAAAAGAAAAGCGTGAAAAGATGATCTACGAGCAGATTCGTAGACGCAAGAAACTGATCCGCATGAGTGCAGATGGTATTTTCATCAGCATTGCTTTAGCAATGGGCGGCATCATCATTTATCACATGATTGCATTCATCGTTGAGAAAATGGAATGACCAACGAAGAAATCGAGGTCAGAGTCTGGGCGGCAATCACTCTGTCACTGACCGGCATCCTTGTTGTGTCTGTGCTGACGATCCTTGGTGGTGTGCTGTTTGTCGAGCATGACATGGAGAGGATCAGCCCGATTGATGAAGCATTCCTCGCTATCTTGAAAGATATTATGTTGTTGTGTATCGGCGCGATTGGTGGTGTTGTAGGCCGGAAATCATTGTCATCAGCACTGGAGAAGCGCAATGCTGCCAGCAATTAGTGCGTTGCTACCGTTTGCAGGGAAGATCCTTGATAAGGTAATTCCCGATCCAGAGGCTAAAGCCAAGGCTCAAGCAGAGCTTGCGCTGATGCAGCAGAACGGTGAGTTAGCAAAGATGGCTAACGAAACCGAGTTGTTCAAGGCAGAGCAGAGTAATCTGACAGAACGGCTAAAGGCCGATATGGGCAGCGACTCATGGCTGTCCAAGAATATCCGACCGATGACGCTGATCTTCATCCTTGCTGGATATTTCACCTTTGCCATGATGAGTGCGTTTGGCAAGGACACCAATCAGAATTATGTCGAGCTTCTTGGTCAGTGGGGAATGCTGATCATGAGCTTCTATTTCGGCGGCAGGACTCTGGAAAAAATCATTGACATGAGGGCTAAGAAGTGAAGGGAAACTTTCCGCAGTGTCTGGATTTTGTGCTGCATCACGAGGGTGGATACGTTGACCATCCGAGAGATCCTGGTGGGATCACTAACCTTGGATGCACAAAGGCAACCTGGGAGAAGTGGTGTGGTCATCCTGTCAGCGCAGAAGACATGAGAAACCTGTCACCTGCTGATGTCATGCCGCTCTATCGCCAGAAGTATTGGGATGCGGTGAAGGGTGACGATCTTCCTACCGGGATCGACTACTGCGTGTTTGACACCGCAATCAACAGTGGGCCTGGGAGGGCTACAAAGTTCCTACAGGAGGCGATTGGTGTCACGGCTGATGGAGCTATCGGGCCGGTGACGATGAAGGCTATAAACGCTGCTGATGCGCGTCAGGTCATCGATGCTTACTGTGCTGCGCGGTTGAAGTTCTTGCAGGAACTCCCAACCTGGGACACATTCGGTCGAGGTTGGGAGCGCCGTGTCACTGATGTTCGTCGGCAAGCGTTGCTGATGCTGCATCCGTGATTGCTCGGATGTGATAGCAGTTGCATTTGTTGCACAGATAAATTTCAGCCTGATCCAACACCAAAGCAAGCTCTAGGGATTGCTCTGGTGTCTGGCAGTCTGGCTCAAAAAGGTGGATCGTCATCGTAGTCTGCCTTTGGTTTCGGTGCTTCTTTCGGTTCAGCCAGCATTGCCCACCCATCCCAACCAACCGGGACAGCGTTGAGCTTCAGGCTCAGACCTTTCTGGGTTTGGATGACTGATCCAATCTTCATCCAAGACTTCTTCTCGGAACCGTCTTTAGCGGTGTAGGTTCCGGTCGCGGCAACAACATCAAACTTGACGGGCATTTAGAGCCTCCATTGCTTTGTTGACTTCATCCAAGAACTTCTGCACTCCTTCTTCCAGCTTCTGTATCTCCTCCTTCTTGGGTTGGAATCGCACGACAAACAGTTGCAGATGCTCCGGGACTCTAGGATCGAACGATACAAAGTCCACCCATTCCCTGCCTGTGCAAGCTAACTGAGCCAGCATCTGCTTGTGGTACTTGGTTGGAACCTTGCCAGCCATCAGGTAGTCGATGTGGGTTGTACTGTTAGGACATTTGACCTCCAGCAGTCCGTCCTCGACATACCCGTCTGGTGATGCGCCAAACCATTCGATGGTTGGGTGTTTTACGAATGGAGCATCGGAGACGAAGGCATCTCCTTTCAGCGTGGCTTGATACACAACACGCGCTAGAGGTTCTGTGTCTGTCCCCCATTGCATTGCTGCGTTGGTGAATGACTCCTGCTGTTGGCCTGTCAGACGCTCTGTGACAAGCTGGACGAGGTAGTTGCGTCTGGATGCTGTATCCGGGCCAGCCAGAGCATCCGATACCCTGGATGCGGTGACTGACCCGAGACGCGCAGCAAACCATTCTGGGCTGCGCTGTTCCATCACTTGATCTCCATCAGTTCAGCCTTACGCTTATTCTTTGCTTCTTCAATCACTGCCAGAGCAGCCTGATTCCCCTGGAATTCTTTGAAGGCTTTTGCATAGCATGACTTGAGGTCATCCATCGACTGAGTGTTGAGGATGATCTGTGCGATCACTTCAGGGTTTAGCGCGTCATGTTTTTTTATCTCATGATAATGCGCGTCTGCGTCATTATCTCCTTCTGTTGGGATAGCAAATGCCTGGAATGCTGCGTATTTGTATGCAGCGGACATTGCCTTGTTAGTGGCTTTGTCAGCAGAATCCATTGCTTCACCGAATGTCCTGACGATGTGCTTGCTTCCGTCTTCAGCGCAAACGAAGTCGAACTCTGCTTCAACTGTTACGTTGAATAGAACACCACCTTTTGCGCTTGCACGTTCTACGCATTGACGCGAAAGGATACGAGGAAGAATGCACAACCCATGTTTTGCAAGCAACGGCGCAAGCGCATTGTAGACATCATCGATCCCGCGAAACGAGTACCCCTGTTGCTGGTTCTTGCGATCCTTTGTGATGCCGGTTTGAGCTAGTGCTGCCTGTACTGCATTGATTGCTTGATAGACCTTCATTTCCATGTCTCTCCGCGAATGATGCGATTTATTGTCATTGGTGAAACATCAAAAATCTTGCACATTGATCTTTGTGTTTCACCATTTGCTACACGAACCCGTATTTCGTCAACCTGTGATTGTGTAAGTTTTGATCTTGGATTTTTTTCTCCATGAAGAGGTGTTTGCTTTGCTCTTCCTTTATCAACCATGTCTTTTACATTGTCTGCTTGAGTTCCAAGCATCAAATGTTTGGGGTTGACACAGCAACGAGTGTCACACTTGTGCAAAACAAACATACCATTAGGAATTTCTCCGCAAAACAGCTTATAAGCTGCACGGTGAGCTTTTGTTTCATTTAATGCAACAAAAACACCATATCCAATCCTATTTATTGATCCAGTCCAGTACCAACAATCAGAAGATCCTGTGACAAACATTATCCAAAAGC